CCTCGCTCGCGATCTGTACGGTCTGGAGGTGAACGGTTGTGGCGCAGACCGTACCTCCGAAATTCGACCCTGCTCGCCGGAATGCGCGCACTGGGCCGTTGAAGCTACCTGCTGAGGGCCGTAGAGGTGATGCGCCTGCGTGGCCACTGCCCGGCCGGATGACGGCGGCTGAGCGAGAGGCATGGTCACAGCTGTGGGCGACCCCGCAGGCGGTCGCATGGGAACGCCTGGGCTGGACACGCACCGTCGGTCGGTACTGCCGAGTGATGGTGGAGGCTGAGAAACGGGACGCGCCGGCCAAGTCGATGTTGGAGGCGCGGCAGCTCGAGGATCGTCTCGGTCTGACCCCGAAGGCGATGCGCATGCTGCTGTGGGAGATCGTCTCCGATGAAGTGGCCGAGCAGCGGCAGGAGACATCGGATGTGCGATCCCGCATCAAGGCGGTCTGATGCCGTGGCGCGGTCCCGAGCACGAGGGTGAGTTCCCGACCCTCGGCTATGACGTCGGCGAGTGGATCGAGACGCACTGCGTTATCCCGGACGGCTACCGGCAGGGTCAGCCGTTCCGGTTGACGGACGAGATGTGGCGGTTCCTGCTCCGCTACTACCGGATCGGCTTCGATGAGGTGTTGGCCCCGGACGGGCTGCTGTGGTTCTATGGCGGGCAGCTGCGGCGTTCGCAGAAGTGGGGAAAGGACCCGTTCGGCGCGGCGATCATCTTGGCGGAGTGTCAGGGACCGGCCCGGTTCGACGGCTGGACCGCTACCGGGGAGCCGCAGGGTGCGCCCTATCCGACGCCGTACGTGCCGTGTTTGGGGACGTCGGAGGAGCAGACCGATAACACGTATCGGCCGCTGCTAGAGATGGTGCGCCGCGGTCCGTTGGTGGACATGCCAGGCATCGACGCCGGGGAGACGCGGATCAAGTTCCCGTCGGGTGGGGAGATCGAACCGGTGACGGCGTCGGCGCGAGCTCGGCTGGGTCAGCGGATGACGTTCGCGACGTTGACGGAGACGCATCTGTGGTCGGGGCCGCTGTACCGGCGGTTGGCCGGCGCGGTAAAGCGGAACATCGCCGGCATGGATGGCCGGTGGTTGGAGCTCACGAACGCGTGGGATCCGACGGAGAACTCGGAGGCGCAGGTCACCGCGCAGACCCGGAACCCGCGGGTCTACCTGGACACGGTGGAGCCGCGACGGGTCGAGGATCTCGATGATAACGAGGGGTTGTACCGGGAGCTGCTGCGCCAGTACGGCGACAGCGCGCGGGAGCGCGGCGGTTGGGTGAACATTCGCGGCCGGATTATGCATGAGGTCCGGTCGAAGGCGCATTTCGAGGCGGATCGGCGCCGTTTTTTCCTGAACGAGATCGTGGTCGGCGAGTCGGTGTTCGTGGATCCGCTGCGCTGGGACGCGGCGGCTCAACCGGCGGAGAAGCTGCAGGGTGGCGACCAGGTCGCGCTCGGCTTCGACGGGTCGAAGTACCGGGACGCGACGGCGCTGGTTGCTTCACGAGTCTCGGATGCGCGGTTGTTCACGTTGCGGGTGTGGGAACGTCCGTTCGACGCGGACCGGGAATGGAAGGTCCCGTCGGCCAAGGTCGATCAGGTGCTGCATGACGTGTTCGACGCGTACGGCGTGACGGTGATGTTCGCCGACCCGTATCGCTGGCAGGACTACCTAGATGCGTGGTCAGCGCTGTGGCCGGATCGGGTCGTGGAGTTCCCGACGAACCAGGAGCAGCGGATGGACCGCGCCATTGAGCGGTTCACCACGGCGTTCGGGAACGGGGAGATCACGCACGACGGGCACGAGACGCTGACCCGCCACGTGAAGAACGCCGTCATCGTCAAGGGTGCTCGGAAAAAGCCCCGGCCGGGTGAGGACGAGTCGCTGACCACGCACTACCTGAAGATGGCAAAGCGCGGCGACGGGATGCTCATCGACGCCGCCATCGCCGCGGTCCTGGCGCATGAGGCTCGGGCACACGCCATTGAACACGGATTAGTTGAGCAGCCACAGCCGTTTTTCGGAGCCTGGCGTTAGGAGACCTTGATGGTTGTCCTCGACCGTGTTCCGATCGACCGGATCCAGGTCGAGGCGCGGGACGTGCAGTTCGCGCGGATGCTGCTGAAGCTGCTGCTAGGCCTGTTCTACGCGGTCGGTTGGGTGGCCGGGAAGGTATCCGTGGTTGTGGCGGTGGCATGGACCGCTGTGAAGCTGGGCTGGGTGGATGCCCGGAAGCCGACGGGCCGGCGTGGATCTGCTGGATAGGGTCGCCGCGGCGCGTGGTGGCGGGTCTGCGGTCGCGAAGCGGTCGAGCATTGACCAGTGGCTGACCGAGTACCTGCTGCCAGCGATGGGGCAGTTCACGTACGGCGGCAACACTTATCCGTACGGGTTGATGCAGACGCTGGCGAACAACCGGGTCGAGGAGATATCGCAGACTCTGCCGGGGTTCTCGGCCGCGCTGCGTTCCTGCCCACCGGCGTTCGCCGCGCAGATGGTCCGGGCGATGGTGTTGTCGCAGGCCCGGTTCACGTTCCGGAACCTGCCGTGGACGGCGACGCCGCGGCGCACCTTCGGCAACCGGGACCTGGGCGTATTGGAGCGGCCGTGGCCGAACGCGACCACCGGGGAATTGCTGGCCCGCGCGGAGTGGCACGCAGGGCTGGCCGGCAACGCGTACGTGACGAACCGGCAGCGTGGCCGGTTGCGGGTGCTGCGCCCGGACTGGGTCACGGTGATCTACGGATCCGAGCAGGAGCCGGAGGACGCGGCGCACGCCCTGGACGGGGAGCTGCTGGGCTACTCGTATGTGAACGGCGGGCCGCTGGCGAACCGGAACCGGCCGCAGGTGCTGCTGCCGGAGGAGTGCGCACACTGGTCGCCGCTGCCGGACCCGGAACGTGCCGGGATCGGCATGTCGTGGATCACCCCGGCTGTTCGGGAAATCCAGGGTGACCAGCTCGCCACCCAACACAAGATCAAGTTTTTCGAGAATGGCGCCACGGCGAACCTCGTGGTCAAAGGCATCCCGGCCACGACGAAGGCGCAATTCGATGACATCGTGGACATGCTGGAGTCCCGGCACGCCGGGGTCGCCAACGCATACCGCACCCTGTACCTGACGGCTGGCGCAGATGCCACCGTGGTCGGCTCCGACCTCAAACAGATCGACTTCAAGGCCACGCAGGGCGCGGGTGAGACCCGGATCGCAGCGCTGTCCCGGGTGCCGGCACCGCTGCTGGGCATCTCCGAGGGCCTCGCCGGGTCAAGCTTGAATGCCGGGAACTTCGGGATGGCCCGCAGGATTTTCGCGGACAGCTGGATCTATCCGACGCTGCAGGATGTGTCCGCGGCGTTCGCCCCGTTGGTGGATGTGCCGGCCGATGCCGAGCTGTGGTTCGACACCGCGGACATGCCGCTGCTCCGGGAGGATGCCAAGGACGCCGCGGAGATCGAGGGCATCAAGGCGGCGACGATCCGGCAGCTGGTGGACGGCGGATTCGAGGCGCCATCGGTGATTGCCGCAGTGCAGGGTCAGAACATGTCGTTGCTGGTTCATTCGGGGATGCTCAGCGTGCAGCTCCAGGCACCCGGGACGACTAGCGAGAATGCCCGTTGCATCGTCCGTGACTTCGACGCCATGGCCCGGTTGATCGAGCAGGGCTGGACCGTATCGGGTGTCGAGGCGGACGCACCGGCGCAGCTGAATGGGAGCACGCCGAATGCCTTGGTCGGTTGAGAAAGGCCACGGCTGCCCGGCGTCGAAGCCGTGGGCCGTGATCAAGACGGGTACTGACCAGGTTGAGGGCTGCCACGCCACGAAGGCCGCAGCGAACAAGCAAATGGCTGCGCTCTACGCGGCGGAGGACGATTCGGCGGCGTCGCCGAGGAGGTCGAGAATGGAAACCCTGCGTGACCTCGATCTGGTGCGCGCCGTCTCGTCATGTGGGGAGCTCCGCGCCGACGCCGACGACCCTGATGCCACCATGCCGGTGCTGGTGATCCGGTTCTCCCCGTTCGACGTGTGGTACGAGGTGAACTCGTTCTGGGAGGGCGCGTTCATGGAGCGCACCATCCGCGGCGCGTTCAAGAAGACCATGAAGGAGTCGCGGTCCGCGGTCCGCATCCTCTACGACCACGGTCACGATTTCCAGATCGGCAA